GACTGTTGTTGACTTCAAACAGGCTAACCGTCCGAAGAAGAAAGAATGGATCGAAGATTATTATCTGCAAATCGCAGCGTACGCCATGGCACATGACTACGTCCACAACTCAACCATACAAAAGGGAGTTATCATGGTATGCACGCCTGACCTATATTATCAGGAATTTGTCGTAAATGGGGCTGAATTAAGGCAATATAAACATAAGTTTTTGAAGAGATTGGACATGTATTATGACCTATTACATGATGAGAAAGAACAAGCTAAAGTAAAAATAAAAGAGGAGGACTTTTACAATGGAGCGTGAGATAGAAGGATACTACCATGATGGTAAAAAATTATGGATTATGTATAAAGATGAAGATGGAAATATAACTTACAAGGAGTGGAAAGATGAATGATAGATTATTTAAAACACTTATAAAAAGATACGAGGCTGAGATTGAAGATGCATTATATAAGTTACAATGTATTGAAGAGCACAATCTAGTGATACCAGAGCACGTGGATATTACAGGTGAGGTTGATACCCTGTTGGGCAAGATAGGTAAGGCAGAAGAAAAGTTGTCCGTAATGCGGAAATATTGTGTTGAAAATAAGGCAGATAAATCTGTACTATAGGTTTCTGTGACAGATCAAAAAAAATATTTTTTTTCTCTGAGAAAAAGTGTACTTTGTGTCCACTTGGCTGTTTTTCGTTGGTATACAAGGCTAAGTGGTGGACAGGGGGTGGACACTTTTAGTGTTTTTGGTGGACGTTTGGGACACTTTCTATGAAAACCCAGACTGCGCGCGATATTGATATTACAAAATATTTAATCTGTGATAGAAACCTATATGCCTAGGAAAAGACGAAAAAGAATTGCAGCTGATGGGGCTCCCGATATACCTTATCCGAGAGTCAGAGTGGAGTGGATTGATTGTGTCAGTGACTCTGGCTGGGCTACTGATAAAGAGTTTGATAAGATGAAACTAGCACGACCTGTGAATGAGGGTTGGTTGTATTCTAAAGATAATAAGTCTGTAAAATTATTTGCGTCTTATGATAAAGATGATAATGAAATTACTTTTGGGGATCGGACGATGATTCCTCGGGCTTGGGTAAAGAAGATTCAGAAGTTGTAGATGGAGTCACATCAATTAGTTGCCCGTAGTCGTCTAAAATTTGTTTCATCTTTGCTTCTAATTCTTGTTCTGACAAGTCTTCTAGTTTCCCAGTTTTTATTATTTTTCTGTCTATGTATAGTCCTGCTGCCTTGCCTCGGTTTGCTTCAGCATTTACAGCAGAAGAGAAAGACCCTTTCTTCAGAGCAGCTTCTCTAAGTCTAGCAAGTTCTGCAACATGACCTTCATAAGTAACTTCATGTTTTCTAAGTCTCTCTTCTTTTAGTTGACCAATATATTTTACAACAAGAGGTGATAGTTTAGGATTACATAGTTCTGATCCCTCTTGCCTTGCACGTTTAGGGCTGTACCCAGCAGCTATTGCTGCTTCTCCTTGAGTCATAGGTCCTTCAGGTCCACCAAATACTAAAAACTCGGCGAATCTTTGTTGCATCTCAGTTAATCTTTTAGGAACACCCATGTTGACAATTTAAGGTAACATTGTTATAAAGTCAAGATATGAAAGATGACAGAGGAGAGTTAGATCTAACCAAACAAATAGATACATTACAAAAAAAATTAGATGCTTCTAAATTTATTGAAAAAGAAATGAGAACAGAAATACAGTTTTGGAAACAAAAATGTTCTAGGCTAGAAGTTGTAGAAAATTTATTGCATGGTTATAAAAAAGTGATAGAAGATTTATCAATTGAATTACGTAAAGCAGGTAAATAATGTACGTTAAACACCTGCAAGAGTACTTAGAAAAATTTACTGAAGGACAACAAGGTCGTAGAGGTAACGCTGTAAGTGATGCAAAAATATACATCATGACAAAGAAGGGTTATCTAGAAGAAATCAAACGTATTGAAGTTCACGCAAGTAATAACCCATTGGATAATTCATTGCGTGTGGTTTTAAAACCAAACAAAGAAGAAAAACTTATATTACCTCCTGGTTACGTAAAAGATTATTAAATTTAGAACACAGGAGTAACCTTGAAAAATGCATGGGACCAGAGCGTAAATTATATCAAAAACTTCGTAAATCTTTACCACAAATATCTTGGATTAGACTTGAAAATAATAGCTTACATGGCACTCCCGATCTATTGGGCTATAATACTTCTGGCCACTTTTTTACAGTAGAATTAAAAGTCACGAGAAGTAACAAAGTTCGTTTGTCACCTCATCAAATTGCCTTTCATAAGAAGCATCCACGTAATAGTTTTATCTTGGTCCAGCACCTCGGTTCGGGTGCCGTGAAACTTTTTCCAGGGTCAGGAGTCTTGGCGCTTGAAGCTTGCGGCTTGAAGCTTGAGGCTTTAGCTACCGGGCTTGACGCTTGTGGCTTGTTGCTTGACTCGCTTGGAGCTTGAAGCTTGTCGCTTGGGGCCCGGATCAGGCGCACGCCTTGAATTAGCTTCCGTCGAAGCGCCGTGGCTAATGGCCTGATCCGATTGCGAGTAGCCCCCCATAGGGTTACGAGCTACTCTATTACGCTTGCGTAATTCTTTATAATACTTTGGATGATGAAACATATTAATGTTTACCATATTTAATTGTTTTAATTTTTGGATCCCAGCATGCCCGGCAGTCTCTGCATTCATTATCTTGCTTTGCAGCTGGACACGTCGCGCCAGCTTCAACTACTTCTGAGCTGTGGGGCCACGACTCGGGCGCCGTCTGGTTTACCATCGGCGCGCTAAATCGTATGACTAAATTGTTTGGCTTGTCTTTCAGGTGAGGCTTTATCCAAGCTTCTCGAGTCGGTAACCAATGACGCTTAGAAGGTGTCAACCTGCAGACTTCATAAATTTTTTGTAGGTGTTCCAGGTCCTGAACATCGCCGCTGTCATGCCATCTAAATACATCCGGCTTCTTGCTGTTGATCAGGTGTGCCATTGCCTGGACCCAGTCCGGTCTCTTGATGGCTGCCAGCCTTCTGTATTGTGCATCCTGAACAACCTTAAAAACATAACAGCCTTTGAGAGCGTAACAGTCAAAGCAGACGCTGCCTGGGACCTTCTGAAGCTTGCCGCCAGTCTTACATTCCTTGGCAGGTAGACCTATTGACCATCCCGGCATCTTTGACGGTTTGGACAGTGAACCTCCAATTATTTTAAGTGCTTCTTTGGTTTGCATGTCTCCTTTATAATCCTATAATCCCTTCTTGTCAAGCTTGCGGCTTGTTGCTTGCAGCTTGCGGCTTCCTTCTTATATCCATTGGCCTCGAGCCAGCGCCAGTGATTTATTAAAATCACTGGGCTCTCAATCCTTCTAGTCATTTAATTTTTTCATTCGTTCCATGTCCTGTTTCACTAACTTCAGGATCTCTTCTAAAGAATTAGCTATCCTTTCCAGCTGCAGTCCACAAATAAAATCATTGTCCACATCATCCGGACCATCGTAATTAGGTGATGTATTTATTGTTGCCATAATATTCTCCTTTCTAAATTTATCCTATCATATCCTAGACCAGCTGTCAAGCTTGAAGCTTGAGGCTTGCAGCCTCAGGGTCGATGCACAATGCACCGCCCATCCCCGCTGGACCAGTGATGTCTTCCACGTGTGTTTAATGACATCATCACTGATCCCAGGTCCATCTACATTGTCCCCGCGGTTTTGCAAATAGACCAGGGATCAGTTCTAGTTATAGTTGTTTATGTCAGGAACGTTGTTATTCCATATAACTACAACCAGAAGTTGTCCCAATAGAATTAATTTTTTAATCTTAATTCTAATATTTTAATTCTTTTATCCATCAATTGTATAAGCTGATTATTATCTTTAATCATCTCAAACAAATCTTTTATTAATATTAAAGTCTGTTTATCGGACATTTTAAAGTCATTTGATAACCCCTCAATGTTCCAACCATCAACAGCTTTAACTTGTTTATTTTTTGTATTCATAAATCCAATATAATACTTGACAATCCTATTGTCAAGTGATAATTTTTAATTATGCAAAATAAAACAGAAAGAGGAAATATGACTACAAAAAAGATAACACTTAACTCTGAAAAGAGAAAAGTTATTGCAGATCAATTTCAATCTTTTTACGAAGATAAAGTAAAAGATAAATTGGTTCAAGCAAAAGAACAATACGACATTATGCGTGAGAAAGCAAAAGAGATGATGAATAAAGTTGTGAGATTTCATCAACCTCAATATGATGTTGATACAATCAGATCAATGATCAAAAAATACAATAATGCAGGTGGCGAGTTGTATGAAGATCATTGTTTTTATATTCAAAACCCAATTACTAAAGTTGATGATGAGGGCAGAGAATATACTGACAGTCAAGAGATCAATGTTAGATTTAATATGGGTAGAAAATTTGCAAGAGCATATTATCGAGATGAGATGAAAGCAAAAGGTTTAAATCCAGACTTTCAATTATCTATCAATGATGACTACTCAAAAAGAAATCCAAAATATTATAATGATGAGAGCGCAGTAAATAAATATTTGGGTTTTAATAATTCATCTAATGAGGATCAATCCATACAAAAACCTGTTCACAAGTGGGAAAATGATTTCAAACTTTGGGTAATTGGTTCTAGTTATTGTCATTCAAGACAATTCAAAGTTGATGACAAGGCTATGGAGTTCTTTAAGATGTATAATCAAAGTGCTGACAATGTAATTAAAGAACATGAGAGTATGTATAATTATGTTGAGGGCAAAATGAAAACTTTAAGATTAGGTTTGAAATCTTACAGAACATTTGACCAAGCAAAAGCACTTGCAGATAAAGTTGGAGTTATCTTAAATGAAACAATGATGAACGAAAGTTCTAGTTTGGCTCTATCAATCTATAGCCCAGATAATCTGGCTAGTCTTTTGGAAGATAAAGAGGTCTTAACCAGAGATCAAAAGATCGCTATTGCAAGACGACAAATGGCAGAAAATAGTTTAAATTAACTATTGACAATTAAGGGACTATCCTATAGGGTAGTCCCCAGAAAGAGAGAAATAAATATGACTAAAACATTTTACATAACTTATTATGCAAACAAGCATAA